GTGCAGGGTGATGCAATGATGACGTTACAAACTGATTTATTCGATTTTGCGTATGTACCGGAATGGTACAGGCATCTTTATGATTTAAAATGTATGGCTTTGCCGGAGGCATGGCAGTTTAAGAAACCTGCGGTTGAAACAAAGAATTATGAAACACCGATATTGGAACGATATATACATACTATCTTTCGCAAACAGGCTATTGAATTTAATTCGGAATCGGAAGAGGAGAAGGCGTCAAAATATTTTCATGTGGAAAATGAATGCGCTTGCTTTCATACAGGACTTTATACGCCAAGATATAAAGGAATATACGGTTTTTTCGGCAGAAACAAAAAGATGGACTCTATGCTTGAGTGGTATTTCAGAGGTTTCTGCGATGAATTGTCGCCGTGGCTCAAGTACATTGAGCCTTTGCCGGAACGACCGATATATCCGATGGCGCAGCAAGGCTTGAATTTCAATCCCGAATGGCCAATAAGAGTAAATGTTGAGCATATCTTAGGCGATGAGGAAAACTTAGAAAGACTTCCCGCCAAGATACGCAAGGCTAAGAATCTGCCTCTGCTGCTGGAAACTGCGGTAGAGCTTGCAAGACGGAAGATTGTGGTGGAGCCGGGACTTGTTACGGCACAGGGGTATATGGGACGGGTGCAATACCTTCTTCCGATATATCTTACAAAAATGGACAAGCCCGACCTTGCGATGACGCTGACGGTGATGGATGGGTATTATTTAGGCAATACCTGTCTGACGCTTGAAATGGCATACTTAAACGCCCGCGCAATAGCAAAGCCGGTTACACCGTGGCTTTTGGAGCTTGTAAAATAGCTTTAACATAAAAGCAAAATAAATTTAATGGGGAAATGCTCGGTAAACAGTAGTTTTTAACGCTGTTTACCGGGCGTTTTTTTGCCCTTTGGATGGAAAGGGGGATTTTGTCAAAAAACATAGAACAGCCGAATGGCTTGCATTAAAAAAATGCGAGTTTTTTCGGCTTGTTAGAGTGCCGTTTTTCTTGCAGAAAGGCGGCACTTTTTATGAAAATCAAATATGAGTTTGTAGACGGAGATGTGGAACTTGAAGTTTCCGATGAGTGGGCGAGTGTTCTTGCAGAGCTTGACAGGCTGGAGCGGAATAATGACAAAAAGGAAAAACGCAGACATTATTCGCTTGAGGCGCGTACATATGAGGGTGCTGATTATGCAGTAGAGGACAAGGGAATATCAGCGCTTTTTGAAGGATTGGGTGATACGGAGAGATTAAACGAGGCTCTCACACATCTTTCAAGCAAACAGCAGGCTCTTATCAGAGCTATATACTTTGAGGGGATTTCCGTAAGTAAGTATGCGGATATTATGGGGATAAGTCAGCCAGCAATATCTCAGCAATTGAAAACGGTTTATAAAAAATTAAAAAAGTTTTTATGAAAACCTTATATTTTCTATTTTATCTGTCCGTATAGTGAGGGGCATTAAAAATCAGCCTTTCGGAAAGGACGATAAAGATGAAACATACTTTGAAAATCAGTGTTTCAAAGAAACCGAGAGCAGACAGTATTGTCAACTTCCGCAGCGTTTCGGTAAGAGAGAAGTTCCTTCGTCTCTTATTCGGTATGCCGTGTAAAATGACAATTCTTGTTCCCGGCGACAGTGTGGAGGAGCTTTCCATACACGAGGTAAACAAGGAGGCGGGTGTAGGATGAGCAGGATAAAACTTTTGCTTGACGTTATAAACGGTATGCGCTCACTTGCCGACAGCTTGGAAATTATGGCGAATGCTATGGCCGATGGGGATAGTATACCAAAAGAGAAAGTATCGGCGCAGAAAGGGGCAGACAAGCCCTCTGTGACGCACGAACAGCTTCGTGAGCTTGCGGTTAAGCTGTCCCGTGAGGGAAAGCGCGAGGAAATCAAGCAGCTTATTGAAAAATACGGTGTAAAGAATATTACAGCCGTAGCTGTGTCTGACCTTGACGCATTCTATGCTGATTTGCAGCAGATGGAGGTGGAGTAAATGCCGCCATTATGTACCGCCAAGAAGGGCGGGCGCACCGAAGGTGCGAGTTTTGCGCAAAGCGCAAAATCTACTGAACGTAAACACGCGGTTTTATCCGCGTCATCGGCGCATCGCTGGCTTGCGTGTCCGCCTTCGGCTATGCTTGAGAAGGAACTGCCCGATGAAACAACTGTGTATGCAGAGGAAGGCTCTGTCGCTCACGAGGTCGCTGAGTATAAGGTCAGGTGGTATTTAGGTGAACGGGATATTCCAATGCCTTCTACCGGAAACTTTAACGCAGAGGAGATTGACCGATACACAGACAGCTATGCGTATTATGTTACGGACAAAATTGAAACAATCAGAAAGTCGTGTCCTGACGCTGTCGTTCTTGTGGAGCAGAGACTTGACTTTTCAAACTATGTCGAGGACGGCTTTGGCACAGGCGACCTTGTCATTGTAGCTGATGATGTTATACAGGTAATTGATTTCAAGTACGGCAAAGGTGTGGCTGTATCGGCAGAGCATAATCCGCAGATGATGCTGTATGCTTTGGGTGCGTTAAATCTTTATGATTATCTGTATGATATAAAAATGGTTAAGATGGCGATTGTTCAGCCGAGACTTGACAGTATTTCCGAGTGGGAGATGTCTGTTGACGAGCTGTTATCATGGGCGGAAAACACACTCAAACCAATCGCGCAGCTTGCAGCGAAAGGCGAGGGTGAGTTCAAAGCCGGAAGTCATTGTCGGTTCTGTAAGCTTAGAGCCACCTGCCGAAAGAGGGCAGAGTTTATGCTTGAAACTGCGAAACACGAATTCAAGGAACCTGCAGAACTGACCGATGAGGAAATAGCGGGTGTTCTGACGATTGCCGCCGACCTCTCCAAATGGGCGGAGGATGTGTTTGCATACGCGCAGGCGAAGGCGATAAACGAAGGTAAGCATTGGCGCGGATTTAAGGTTGTTGAAGGACGTTCAAAGCGTCAGTATGCGGATGAAGGCAAGATTGCGGAAGTATGCCGAGATAACGGTTATACGCTTTCGCAGATATATAAAAATACGCTTATCGGCATAACGGAGATGGAAAAACTGATGGGTAAAAAGCAGTTCAGAGAGCTGCTTGGTGAATACATCATCAAACCGAAAGGCAAATTGACGCTTGTTCCGGAAACGGACAAGCGTGAGGAAGTACATACATTAGGGGATTTTGATGAAATCCCTCAATTTTAACAATGAATAAGAAGTATGACTTGACGGGTATGCGCTTTGGAACTTTAGCTGTGACAGGATTTAATGGCAGGGATAAAGATGGACATTTGCAATGGAATTGTTTATGTGATTGCGGTAACCGAAGTGTTGTCAATGGGACTGCCTTAAGAAACGGCAGTGTTAAAGCCTGTAAGAGATGCGGACATTTGAAAGATATAACCAATCAGCGTTTTGGATATTTGACAGCAAAGGAACGAGTGTATCAGACAGAAAATGGAATGTCAATATGGAAGTGTCAATGCGACTGCGGAAATGTTACAAATGTTCCCATAAATCATTTGACAACACATCATACGGAAAGCTGCGGACATTGCATTAAAAATGATTATATAAATCATGGTACATATTGTGAGGGGAAAACCGTAAAAGGTGAACTTTTTCTGTTTAGCTCTGAAGATTGGGATTTTGTCACATCACATAATTGGCATATTGATACTAAAGGTTATGTGTTAACTAAAATTAACGGCAGAAATATTAAATTACACAGATATATAATGCCTGCTTCAGAGGGAATACAAATTGACCATGTAAACCGTAAAAAGTATGATTGCTGGAGAGGAAATTTGCGTTACGCCATAAATAAGGAAAATGCAGCAAATTCAGCGGCCTTTAAAAACAATCGCAGCAGCGGACACAAAAACGTATATATACAGGATGGCAAGTATAGAGTGATAGTCCGGAAAGATGGAAAAGCTATTCATTTTGGATATTATAAAAACTTGCCGGATGCAGTTATGGTTGCGAATACAGCACGAAAAAAACTGTTCGGAGAGTTTGCATTCTTTGATGATAGTTTCAGTGAAAAAGAAAAGGAGAGTTAAATATGGCGAAAGTAGTAACAAACGAAGTAAGGTTTTCATATACGCATTTATGGGAACCGCAAGCGATAAACGGAAGTGAACCTAAGTACAGCGTTTCACTGATTATTCCTAAAAAGGATACAGAAACAATAAAGGCTATAAAGGAAGCAATTGAAACGGCAAAAAAAGATGGAATTGCAAAATTTGGAGGTAAGATTCCGGCGAACTTAAAGCTTCCGCTCCGTGACGGAGATATTGAGAGACCGGATGATGAGGCGTATGCCGACAGCTACTTCATAAACTGCAATTCAAAAGAACAGCCTCAGATTGTCGATAGAAAGGTAAAACCGATTTTAGACAGAAACGAGTTTTATTCAGGATGTTATGGACGAGCTTCAATTTCTGTTTATGCGTATAATGTGAACGGAAATCGTGGAATTGCAGCATCGGTAAACTCAGTACAAAAGATACGCGACGGTGAGCCGCTCGGCGGACGCACAAGAGCAGAGGACGATTTTGAAGCGTATGAGGATGAGGATGACGATTTCCTGAGTTAAGAGTAAACGGATGTGTATGCAAAAAAAGAACACCTTGCAAGATGTTCTTAAATAATATGCTGCTGAAGCCATCGAAGAATATCAGAGTCGGACTGAGTTCCTGACGCAACCGATAAAATAAGTTCAATCAGCTCGATGTCACTGTATTCCAAATCAATGCCGTTTATCGCAAGAAATACAAGCATTGCGTGAGTTCCGATACGTTTATTGCCATCGACAAACGGATGATTTTTTACAAGGCCAAAGCATAGTCGTGAGGCTTTATCCAGTAAAGTAGGATATAGTTCTTCTCCATCGTATGTTTGGAATGGTGTGTTGATAGCCGAGTCAAGAAGCGCTTCATCACGTATATCGGATGAACCGCCGAAATTCTCTATAAGCTGTGAGTGGAGCAGTAAAATCTGTTCTTTAGTAAGAATTTTCATTTTGCAAGCTCCTCATATACCGCTTTATTACGAGCGATTATTTTCTTGGATACGGCTAATACATCATCAGTTGGCGCAGCTAATTGCTCATCGGCTTGATTGAATTCTAAAATCAAGTAACGCGGCGAGTTGTTTTTAAGAATTACAGCAGAGCCGTACTGGTCGACAAGTCTTGCAACTTTAGAAAAATTCTGGTTGGCTTCCGAAATAGAAACCATTGTGTTTGTATTAACATTCATATTGCATACCTCCAATTATATTCTATAAATATTATACTCTAATTTTAGTATAAAGTCAACCTAAAATTTATTGGTAAAAGGTGAGAAGTGTGAAAAAATTAAGCATAGACATTGAAACATTTTCTGACATAGACCTTATCAAGTGCGGGGTGTATAAATATGCCGATTCTCCTGCTTTTGAAATACTCCTGTTTGCCTATTCTGTAGATGACGGGGAAATACATATTGTTGACCTTGTAAGCGGTGAAGAACTGCCGGAGGAAATAGCCGAAGCAATCAAATCCGATACGGTTATAAAGACTGCGTTCAATGCTCAGTTTGAGCGGGTGTGTCTGTCAAAGCATCTCGGCATCCTGCTTGACTCTTCGTCTTGGTACTGTACAGCGGTACAGGCTGCGGAACTGTCGCTGCCGTCATCGCTTGCAGATGTCGGCGCGGCTCTTGGCTTGGAACGGCAGAAGATGACAGAGGGTAAGGAGTTAATCAAATACTTCTGCGTTCCCTGTAAGCCGACAAAATCAAACGGAGGCAGAACAAGGAATATGCCGTGGGATGCACCGGACAAGTGGGCGCTGTTTAAGGAATACTGTAAGCGCGACGTTGATGTAGAGCGGCAGATTGCAAAAAAGCTTGAGATGTATCTCATCAGCGAGTCAGAGCATCGGTTATATGTCCTCGATCAGAGAATAAACGACCGCGGTGTGCTTGTGGACTTGGAATTGGCGCGGCAGGCGGTAAAGCTTAAATCCATACAGACCGCAGTTGCTACGGAACAGGCATATACATTGACAGGTCTTGAAAATCCAAACTCCGTAGCACAGCTTAAGGCATGGCTTACAGAGAACGGTGTGGAGATTGAAAGCCTTTCAAAAAAGGCCGTGGCGGCGCTTGCGGATGAAACGGACGGAGATATACAGGAAATGCTGCATTTGCGGCTGTTGATGTCGAAAACCTTTGTTAAGAAATATGAGGCTGTTATGCGTTCGGTCTGCAAAGACGGCCGTGTGCGCGGAATGATGCGTTTCTGCGGTGCTTCAAGAACCGGACGGTGGTCCGGCAATATTCTTCAGCCACAGAATCTGCCTCAGAACCATCTGCCTGACTTGACGCTTGCAAGGAATATTGTAAAAAGCGGAGATTTTGAGCTTCTTGATATGACATTCGGTAATGTTCCGAATGTCCTGTCAGAGCTTATCCGCACCGTCCTTATTCCAAAACCAAACCACAGGTTTATAGTTGCAGACTTTTCAGCTATTGAGGCGCGTGTGTTATCGTGGCTTGCGGGTGAGCAGTGGAGGCTTGACACATTCAGGAACGGCGGCGATATTTACTGCGCTTCTGCAAGTCAGATGTTCCGTGTTCCGGTCGAGAAACACGGAGTAAACGGGCATCTTCGGCAAAAGGGTAAAATATCCGAGCTTGCCTGTGGTTACGGCGGCTCAGTCGGCGCGTTGAAGAATATGGGCGCGGTTGAGATGGGAGTGCCGGAGGAGGAACTGCAAGGCTTAATCAACGATTGGCGAAATGCCAATCCGCATATCGTTAAGCTGTGGACAGAGGTCGGAAATGCCGCAATGAAGGCAATTAAGGAAAAAACAATCGTTACACTCGGTAAGCTTGTGTTTATGTACGAGCGAGGGATATTATTTATACGCCTGCCGAGCGGACGCAGTCTGTCGTATATAAAGCCGCGTATTGGCACAAACAGGTTCGGCGGCGACAGTATAACGTATATGGGCGTCGGCGCGTCAAAGAAGTGGGAACGGCTGGAGACTTTCGGCGGCAAGCTCGTGGAAAATATCGTTCAGGGAATTGCGAGAGATTTGCTTGCATCGGCAATGATGAATGTCGCAAACGCCGGATATGATATTGTTTTCCATGTCCACGATGAAATAATAGCCGAAGCGCCGGACGGTAAAGGCTCGGTTAATGAGATGTGTATGCTGATGAGCATAAATCCTGATTGGGCGGACGGTATTCCCTTGAGCGCCGATGGATATGAGTGTGAATATTACAGAAAGGATTAGACAATGAAAAAGAAAGTAATTTTAACCGCTGCCATAATCGGCGCACTGTCTGAGCTTGCAGCGGTCATATATACAATACATATACGCAGCGATGCCGTAATCGGCGGCGAGTATTTTATACTGCCGTTCTTTATTGTGGCAGCATACTGTGTTTTAGAAATAATCGGTGCGGCAGAGCGTAAGAAGGAAACGGAGATAAGACTTACAAGACGGACGAAGTACGGCGATGCGGTCTTAAATCACGAGGCATTTCCCGAATATGACAGGGAAACGCTGATACACGAGATTTTCTGCTTTGAGCCGATGAAGGTCGCAGTCGAGAAGCTATGCGCTTATGAGGAGAGGGGAGATTGATATGGTTATAAAAATACCGTGTTCTGAGCATAAGGACTGCTTTGCCAATACTAACGGTTATTGTACCTGTTTAATGAATAATGACTTTGGCGGCAGGGACTGTCCGTTTTACAAGAATAAGTCAAAAGCAGAGGCAGAGCGTGAGCAGACACGATACACGTTGATGAAAAAGGGAAGAACGGATTTGATTGAGATGTATCACAGGAGGAAGGTAAATGCACAGAAACAGTGAGCATTATCCCGACCAGACATTCGGCGGTGCGTATGACAACATACGGCAAATGGAGAAAGCGTTCTGTACTGGGAAGAAGTATATCCCGTGGGTTTACATAGCGTCTCCGTATCGCGGTGATGTAAAAACAAATACAGAGAACGCCAAGAGATACTCGCTTTTTGCTGTGATGCAGGGCAAGGTCCCGTTCTGCCCTCACATTTACTTCACGCAGTTTCTTGACGATAATGTTGAGGTTGAACGGAAAATTGGCTTAAGCCTTGCTTTGCATATGCTCAGACGCTGCCGTGAGGTGTGGGTGTTTGGGGATACAGTATCTGAAGGAATGAAAAATGAAATCCGGATAGCAAAGAAACGGCATATTCCCGTCAGATACTTTACATCGGAATGCGTGGAGGTGAACAGGCGATGAAAATATCCGTAGGAAACAGCAGAACATCACGGGCTTGGAAGATAAAAGAGATGTCTTGGGAGGATTTCATACAGCGCTGTTCCGAAACAATCAGAACGGCAGAAACTGTGCAGGAATACAGGAAACTACCGAAAGGTCAGCAGGATAATATAAAGGACGTGGGCGGCTTTGTCGGCGGTGAACTGAGAAACGGTATCCGAAAGAAGGACACCGTTGTAAACCGCTGTATGCTTACACTTGATGCAGATTACGCAGATGATGATTTTTGGGAGCAGATAGAACTGTTTTTTGACTTCCGCTGTCTCATATACTCGACGCATAAGCATACGCCTGAACGACCAAGACTCAGGCTTATAATCCCTCTGTCCCGTCCCGTTACGGCGGACGAATACACAGCCATTGCAAGACGCATAGCCGCCGACATCGGAATAGAGCAGTTTGACGACACGACCTATCAGCCGCACCGTCTTATGTATTGGGCGTCAACGTCCGCTGACGGTGAGTTTGTATTCAGGCATCGGGACGGAAATCCTGTGGACGCGGATGCTGTGCTTGCAAGGTATAAGGATTGGCACGATACATCGGAATATCCCGTATCGTCAAGACAGAAAAAGATAGTATCCCACGCTTTGAAAAAGCAAGCCGATCCGCTGACAAAGGACGGCATAGTCGGCGCATTCTGCCGCGCGTATCCGATACAGGAGGCAATAAATACGTTTTTAACGGATGTATATGCGCCGAGCAGCTTAAACGGAAGATATGACTATATCCCGGCAGACTCAATCGCGGGAGTTATAGTCTATAACGATAAATTCGCATACAGCCATCACGCGACCGATCCGGCTTGCGGTAAGCTGTGCAATGCGTTTGACCTTGTGCGGATACATAAGTTTTCGTATCTTGATAAGGACGAAACTGACAGTGAGAAATTACCATCCTTCAAAGCAATGATGGACTTTGCGATGAATGATGACAATGTCAAAGCACAGACGCTTACTGATAAGGAAACGGCGGCGCAGGAGGAGTTTTCGGCTATCTCGGACGATGACAATGTAATGTGGCAGCACAGGCTGTCTATGAACAAGCGCGGAGATATAGAGAACACTATACAAAACCTCACGATTATATTGCAGAACGATCCGAAGCTTAAAGGTATCGTTTTCAACGAACTGTCGGATTGTATAGAGATAAAAGGCAGTGTGCCGTGGCAGCATCCGTCTAAATATTGGCGCGATGCGGATGACGCGCAGCTTTTAACATACTTAACCTACCACTACGGTAAATTCACAAGGGTGAACTATGACGTGGCATTGGCAAAGGTAGTCGATGACCGCTCGTTCCATCCTATTCGTAAGTATCTTGACGGCTTGCCGGAATGGGATAGGACAGAAAGAGTTGACACCTTGCTTACCGATTACCTCGGCGCAGAGGATAATCCGTACACACGCGCCGTAATCCGTAAAACCTTATGCGGTGCGATAGCCCGTGTTATGATACCGGGCATTAAGTTTGATACGATGCTTGTATTGTCAGGACCGCAGGGGATAGGAAAGTCGACGATTATATCCAAGCTGTGCGGTGAGTGGTTTAACGATTCGCTTTTATTATCCGATACGAAGGATAAGACGGCGGCAGAGAAACTGCAGGGGTTTTGGATTCTGGAGATAGGCGAGCTTGCGGGACTTAAGAAAACGGAAATAGAAACACTGCGCGGTTTTATATCACGGCAGAACGATGTGTTCCGCGCGTCCTTCGGTCGCAGAGCGACGCCGCATTTAAGGCAATGTATTTTCATAGGCACAACGAATGCGGAACACGGATACCTCAGAGATACCACGGGCAACCGCCGTTTTTTCCCTGTTAAGGTATCGGGGGACTCGGAGAAAAAGCCGTGGCAGCTCGCGCAAAATGAAATAGACCAGATTTGGGCGGAGGCGCTTGTGTATTACAGGAACAAAGAACCGCTTATTCTTGACGCGGAAATGGAGCAATATGCGAAGAACCTTCAGCGCGAGGCTTTGGAAACGGACGAGCGCGAGGGGATGGTGCGCGAGTATCTTGAAACATTGCTGCCGGATAATTGGAATGGAATGTCTTTATACGAGAGAAGAAATTTCCTTAACGGCAGTGAGTTCGGAGAGGTATCGGTTAATGGTACTGTAAAACGCACGAAGGTCTGCAATATGGAGATATGGTGCGAGTGTTTCGGTAAAGCGAAAGCGGACTTGAAAAGGCTTGACGCAAACGCTATCTCGGCAATTATGGCGAAGATGGAAGGCTGGCAGAAGTCAGGCAAGAAGTCGAGGTTCGGTATGTACGGAATTGTCGCGGGCTATGAGAGAATATAGGGTAGAGTTATATGTTTTTATGTTTCCGATGTTTCCGTGAATTGCCGATAAAAACGGTGGTGTGGCAACATCTGAAAACGGCATAAAAGCAAGGTTACTGACATTGTTTGTTGCTGTGTTTCTTAAAAAGTCTATATAGATTATATATTATATTTATAAATATTTACACACGCATATATATACGCGCGCGAGGGCTTTTTTGAGCAAATGGCAACAACGGCTGAAAATATGGAGGGAAAATGCGTGAAAGTGAAATAGAGAAAAGGCTCAAAAATGCAGTAAAGATGAGAGGCGGACTGGCTTTGAAGTTTGTATCTCCGAATTTTAACGGCGTTCCAGACAGGCTGTTATTGTTGCCGGAGGGAAAGGCAGCATTTGCGGAACTGAAAGCAACAGGACGGAAAATGAGGAGTCTGCAAATAAAGCGAAAAAGACAATTAGAAGCATTAGGGTTTTTGGTGTATTGCATTGACGGCATAGAGCAAATCGGAGGTGTGCTTGATGAAATTGAACAGAGATGATTTGCATGAGTATCAAAAGTACGGTGTTGATTTTATAATAAACAATCCGATTTCGGCACTTATGCTGGAATGCGGTCTTGGCAAGACGATAACAACACTCACAGCTGTAAGTGACCTCATGTATGATTATTTTGAGATTTCAAAAGTCCTTATAATAGCTCCTCTCAGAGTTGGACTGTCGGTATGGAAACAGGAGTGTGACAAATGGGAACAGTTAAAATACCTGAGATGTTCAATCGCTGTCGGTAGTGTATCTGAAAGGCAGAAAGCCATGCAATCAGATGCGGATGTATATATCATAAACCGCGAGAATGTAGAATGGCTTGTAAAGAATTATCCGTTTGATTTTGATATGGTGGTCATTGATGAGCTTTCGAGTTTTAAGTCGCATCAGAGTAAGAGGTTCAGAGCATTAAGGAAGGTACGACCGAAGGTTGGCAGGATTGTCGGGTTAACGGGAACGCCTGTGCCTAACGGTTTAATGGATTTATGGGCGGAGATAAACCTGCTTGATATGGGAGAGCGGCTTGGCAGATACATAACTCGGTATCGTGATGAGTATTTCAAGCCGGATAAGCGTAACGGAGCAATTGTGTATTCATATAAACCTCTGCCTGATGCAGAGGAGAGGATATACGGGAAAATATCCGATATCTGTGTTTCAATGAAAGCGGCGGATTATCTTGAAATGCCGGAAAGGGTAGATAATATCATCGAAGTCGGTATGAACGATAAAGAAACGGCAATGTATAAACGGCTTGAAAAGGAGATGTTATTACCGTTTGCTGATGGTGATATTGACGCGGTAAATGCGGCGAGTCTTAGCAATAAACTCCTTCAGCTTGCCAACGGTGCGGTTTATGATGAGAACGGAAAGGTCAGGAAAATACATAGCCGTAAACTTGATGAGTTGGAGGACTTAATCGAAGCGGCAAACGGAAAGCCTGTGCTTGTGTATTACAGCTACAAGCACGACAGGGACAGGATTTCAGAACGGTTCAATGCTCGTGAAATAAAGGACGATAAGGATATATCGGAATGGAATGCAGGAAAGATACAGCTTGCCATAGCGCATCCGGCAAGCTGCGGTCACGGTCTTAATCTGCAAAGCGGAGGCAGTACGATTGTATGGTTTGGACTGACTTGGAGTCTGGAACTGTACCAACAGGCAAACGCGCGGCTTTACAGACAGGGACAGAAAAACACAGTGGTGGTTCATCACATCATTACCAAAGGCACGGTTGATGAAAAGGTGATGACAGCCTTAAAGAATAAAGATATAGGACAGGCTTCTTTGATGGAGGCTATAAAAGCGAGGATAGAGGAGGTAAGGGATTGATGACGGCAAAGGAATACTTAAATCAGCTTATCGCAATGGATGATGCGATTAACAGGAAACAGCAGCGTCTTGCGACACTTCGAGATGTGGCGATAAACACCACTCCGAATTATACCGATGAGGCTGTTCAGCGTACACGTGAGAAAAGTCCTCTTGAGAATATAATGACAAAGATAGTTGACCTCGACCGTGAAATTGATGAGGACATTGACGCACTTGTCGATTTCAAAGCAGAGGTATGGGAGCAGCTTGACAAAATACCCGATGAAAGGTATGTGAGGGTTTTATGGCTCAGATATGCTGAACAGAGGACTTGGGGTTTTATAGCAAACTGTATGAATTTCACCTCAAGGTATGTGCGGAAATTACATATACAGGCGCTTAAAGAGTTGGATAAAGTGATCGAAAATAAAAAAGACCACCCTTGTTCCACCTAATAACCACCTGAGTTCCTCTTGATGACCAACTTTAAGTGTGGTATAGTTATAATCGCGAGAGAAGAATATGAAGCGAGGGCGTTCCGAATGGAGCGTCCTTTTTTCGCGGGAGAGATTAAAGAGGCTGGGTTTAACCAACCTCTTTATGTGTTAAATCATTCAGCTTTTGCAGTTTCAGAACTGCTGCTTTTGATTTTCGGTGTTTCCTGTAACTGATGCATCTTTTCAACAGCGAATTTGAATATGGATTTGATTTCCGAATATCTGACTTTCAAAATAAGCCTGTTGTTTTGATAGATGTAAAGTGACAGCGTATCACCTTTAATGCGGATTGATTTAACATAAACCTCAAACAATGAATCCATTTGTTGTGCCTCCTTTCTGCCTGTTTTTGTGAAAGACTATTCTCTCATAACAGGAGATGTAAATTTCGCGCATCTTAAAAAGATACTAATGAAGGAGGAGAGGCTATGCCGTACAGACCAAAGAAACCATGCAGACATCCCGGATGTGCAAAACTCACTGACGGAAGATACTGCGAGGAACATATATCTCTCCATCCGGAAGTTACACGCTCGGCAGCCAAGCGAGGCTACGGCAGCAAGTGGCGGAAGGAAAGCAAAGCTTATCTTAGAGAACATCCTCTGTGTGAGAGTTGTAAGAGGAACGGAAAGTACGTTCAAGCTGCGGTGGTTGACCATATAAAACCACACAGAGGTGATTCAAAACTATTCTGGGATAAGAGTAATTGGCAGAGCCTATGCAAATCCTGTCACGATAAAAAGACAGGTAACGAGGACAGCCGGCCGACATACAGTTACAATTAAAAATATATTATCGGTTAAAAGTTTACAATCCCAAAACAACAAATAATCGGGCATTTTATGGGTAAATTCTTCTAAGGGGCGGTCATAATCTTAAAAAAATGGGTGAGCGTAGACCGCCGCCCCCATTTACGCAAATTTTCGCAAAATTAAGCAAGGGGACCTAAAAACGGTCACATTAAAATTATCGCATAACTAAATATACACTTGCATTATTGCATACTTGAAATCGTCCTCAAGTGTGCATTTTTTATTGCTTTTTAATATAAAAAAGGTTCACAAAAATGTGAACCGATTATTATCAGGGCTGCAAACGAAAATTCAATGAAGCTATTTGGTATTACAAAAGTAAATTGAACACTGACAATAAAATAATATAAAAACAGTAAAATCTTCATAAGCATTCCTCCTCATAAAACGCGATTCTTTTCGTTTGCTCTGAACCACACTTGGTCTGGTGAGTCATAGAGGAGCTTAATAGATGACTCATAAATATTATATCACAACATTATGAAGATTTCAATTATTCGGCTGTTGTTTATTGAATTTTACTGATAGAGGAGAACAGTTTATGACCGAAGAACAGAAAATTAAAATTCGCAGAATGCGGCTTGACGGTAACGGATATAAGCATATTGCAAGTACACTTATTCTGCCGCTGAGTACAGTGAAATCATATTGTAAACGGAACGGACTTGTAGGCGTAGGACCAGTGGTGGCAATGAACAACGATGTATCTGTACAGCTTGGACTTATCTGCCGGAACTGCGGAAAAAGACTTAAGCATACCGCAGGCAAAAAAAGAAAAGTTTTTTGCTCGGACAAATGCAGAAAACAATATTGGAATCTACATAACGGAGGAAAAGTATGATTGAACATATAGAACCGAAAGCAACGGCAGACGGAGTTGCAGTGTATTGTGCTCACGATAAAATTGTCGATACAGACAGCTTGGTGGGCAATCCGAGAAATCCGAACAAGCACCCGAAGGAACAGATAACCGCATTGGCTAAAATCATAAAACGTCAAGGCTGGCGACATCCGATTGTAGTGTCAAATCGTTCCGGATTTGTGGTAAAAGGTCACGGAAGACTTCTTGCCGCAAAAGAAATCGGAGCAAAGCAAGTTCCCGTTGATTTTCAGGATTATGAAAGTGAAGCTTCGGAATATGCTGACCTTATGGCAGATAATAAAATACAGGAGTTTTCAGAACTTGATATGAAAATGTCTGCTGATATTTTACAAGATATAAAGGACAGCGGTGATATTGAACTTGAGATGTCTGCATTTACGGAAGAAGCACTTAATGAACTTCTCGCCAAATCGCAAGAGGGTGAAGTTAAAGAAGATGATGCAGATTTGACACCTCCGGAAAATCCGGTGTCTGAACAAGGTGATATATGGCTTTTGGGAAAACACAGATTAATATGCGGTGACAGTACAAAAGCGGAAACGTATGAAAACTTGATGAATGGCAAAAAAGCAAATCTTGTTGTAACAGACCCGCCGTATAATGTTGCATACGAGGGTACGGCAGGTACTATTCAAAATGACAGCATGGAGGACGGAAAGTTCTATGAATTTCTGTTTTCGGCTTTTAAGTGTATGTATGATGTTTGTGCAGACGGTGCAAGCATTTATGTTTTTCATGCTGATAAGGAAAGTATAAATTTCAGAACGGCATTTCGTGATGCCGGATTTTTCTGTCATCAAACGTGTATATGGGTGAAAAATACACCCGTGCTCGGCAGATGTGATTATCAGTATTGTCATGAGCCTATACTTGTCGGATGGAAACCTACAGCCGGACATAAGTGGTATTCTGACAGAAAACAAAGAACGGTATGGAATTTTGACAAGCCGAAGAAATCGGAACTTCATCCGACAACAAAACCAATACCGCTTGTGGCATATCCGATACAAAATTCAAGTGTGGTTAATTCAGTTATTCTTGAACCGTTCGGCGGCAGCGGAAGTACATTGATTGCGTGCGAACAGACTGACCGTATATGTTATGCGATTGAGATTGATGAGAAGTTTGTAGATGTAATTGTAAGACGTTATGTGGATTTTAAAGAAAATTCAGATGACGTTTTTTTATTGCGTAACGGTGAAAAAATTCCGTACAGTGAGGTATTGACTAATGAGTAATTTAACACTTGGCTCATTATTTGACGGCAGCGGAGGTTTTCCTCTTGCCGGAATGATGGCTGGAATTACGCCTATATGGGCGAGTGAAATCGAACCATTTCCTATTCGGGTTACTACCAAGCGTATTCCGCATATGAAACACTACGGGGATATTTCAAAAATGAACGGCAGAAAGATTGAGCCGGTTGATATAATTACATTCGGAAGCCCTTGTCAAAACTTGTCTTTAGCAGGAAAACGTGAAGGGCTAAACGGTGAAAAATCATCAATGTTTTTTGAGGCGATTCGGGTTATAAAGGAAATGAGGGAGAGTACAAATGGAGAATATCCGAGATGGATTGTGTGGGAGAATGTGCCGGGAGCAATGTCAAGCTCAAAAGGACAGGATTTTAGGACAGTCCTTGAAGAAATCTGCAAAATCAAAGATGAAACCGTACATATTCCTATGCCTGAGAAGAAATGGACAACAGCCGGAGAAATTGTGGGAAATGATTATTCCGTTGCCTATCGAATACTCGATGCGCAATACTTCGGAGTCCCTCAAAGACGCAGAAGAATCTTTCTTGTCGCAGATTTTGCAGGAGAATGTGCCGGAAAAGTATTATTTGAGTCAGAGAGCGTGTTCGGGAATTTTAAGAAGAGCCTCTGCTCGCGGCAAGGAACTGCCGGAACTGCTGGAACGGGCATTGGAGAAACAGGCACAATATGTTTAAACGATCAAGGCGGAGAACGTATAGATGTGACGCAAGACAAAACAACTACATTGAGAGCACAGGCACATCATTCGCCGTGTGTAATGTTTGAAAATCACTCTCAAGATACAAGATATATAGGTCCGTTGGAAGTATCGCAGACAGTGCTTGCAACTTTCGGAACGGGCGGTAATAATCAGCCGTTTGTCGTGCATACACCAAAAACTTTAAAAATCAGATGCGGATGTGACGGCGGCGGTAAAGGTGCATTGATACAAGAAAATAAGTCGGCAACATTAAGCTGTAATAATGACCAGACCTTATTTGAACCGAAAGTGTACGGGATATGTTCAAACGATAGCAATTCGATGAAGTCTGACAATCCGAACAGCGGAATATATGCGGCAGATACTTCTCGCACCATTGACTGCGGAGGTGTAAATCCGTCATCTAATCAAGGAGGTATGGCTGTTGTTGCATTACAGGGTTCAATGATTGGACGTAAGGAGAAAAACGGACCGAACGGCAGCGGATTTAATCAGGATACATCATTTACATTAAATACAGTTGACCGACATGCGGTTGCATACGGAATTGACCGTGCTGCATACAAAAAGGCACAAGATGCCGACATTGCGGAAATTCGTAAGGGAAACTATAACTTTAAGGGAATACGAGGGTAGTATATACACAAATAAAGGCTGTACTTTTTGTTATAGTAATGGTATTGATAAAGTCCTCATATAACGGTAATATGTGTACAACAAAAAGATAAACAGACCGAGAAAACGGAGGAAAACAAAATGCTAAAATTAAAGAAACTTTACAGCCTTATCAACCGAAACGCAACAATAAAATTGGTTAATGAAAAACATACAGACGTTTATTTCTGCGGAACAGTTAAAGATATTCCTGACCAATATGATTTATGGAAAGTAGTTGACCTTTTTGAACTAAACAGCTATGAATATGAGATTATGATTACAGAAAAATAAGAAAATATAATTTTTAAACCGCCTTAAATGGCGGTTTTTTGTATGAAAATTTTTAATGGCAAGAAATTTATACGAATGGAGGTGATACGCTTGGCACAGAGGGGCAGAAAGCCGAAACCAACGGCAGTAAAACAGCTTGAGGGTAATCCAGGCAAGAGACAGTTAAACGCAAATGAGCCGAAACCTGCGGCTCGTGCACCGTCTTGTCCGAAATGGCTTGAAGATGATGCGAAAAAGGAATGGAGACGTCTTGCAAAACAGATGGAACAGCTCGGTATTCTAACAGAAGTTGATATGGCGGCTTTTGCGGGATATTGCCAAGCTTATGCACGTTGGAAAGAGGCAGAAGAATTTATATCAAGACACGGTGCTATTGTCAAAACTCCGAGCGGATATTGGCAGCAAGTGCCGCAGGTATCTATTGCTCAGCAGTATATGAAACAGATGAGCAAGTTCTGTGAACAGTTCGGTCTTACTCCTGCGTCAAGGTCAAGAATTGTAACAGACAGAGGCAATGACAGCAGTGATGACGCAATGGAACAGCTTCTTTCATTGGGCGGAGAGAAAAAGTAATGTATGACGAAAATAAAGCAAAACGTGCAGTTACATTTATAAATGCACTTAAACATACAAAAGGCAAATGGCGGGGTGTGCCTTTTGAATTGCTGCCGTGGCAGGATAAAATAATAAATGATGTGTTCGGTACGGTAAAGGAGAACAGATACAGACAATACAACACAGCATATGTTGAAATACCGAAGAAGATGGGTAAGTCAGAACTTGCAGCAGGAGTGGCGCTGTATCTTACATGCGGTGACGGTGAATGGGGTGCAGAAGTATACGGCTGTGCAAGTGACCGTCAGCAGGCAAGTATTGTGTTTGATGTGGCGGTGGATATGGTCGAACAATGTCCTGCTTTGAAAAAGAGAATTAAGCCTGTTATGTCAGTAAAAAGACTTGTGTATAAACCGACTAATTCATATTATCAAGTGCTGTCGAGTGAGGCTTTTACAAAACACGGTCTTAATGTTCACGGCGTAATATTTGATGAACTGCATTCACAGCCGAACCGTGAATTGTTTGATGTAATGACAAAAGGTTCAGGTGATGCACGAACACAGCCACTGTTCTTTCTTATAACTACTGCCGGAACAGACCGAAACAGCATATGTTTTGAACAGCACCAAAAGGCAGTTGACATTTTGGAAGGCAGAAAAATCGATCCGACATTTTATCCTGTTATATACGGAATAGAAGATACAGATGACTGGACAGATGAACGTAATTGGTATAAAGCAAATCCCTCGCTCGGACATACGGTTGACATCGAAAAAGTCCGTGCCGCATTTTTGTCGGCAAAGGAAAATCCGGCTGAGGAAAATCTGTTCAGACAGCTCCGCCTTAATCAGTGGGTTAAGCAGTCAACACGATGGATGCAGATGGAGAAATGGGATGCGTGCGATGAAGTAATAAATCTTGATACACTTATCGGAAGGGAATGCTATGCAGGTCTTGACCTTTCAACAACACTTGACCTTACCGCATTTGTTTTGGTGTTCCCTCCGAGAAACGATACAGAAAAATATATAATTGTTCCGTATTTTTGGATACCGGAAGAAAATCTTCGTCAGCGTGTCCGACGTGACCATGTTCAGTATGATGTATGGAAAGCAAACGGATTTATACGAACAACAGAGGGGAATGTAGTTGACTACCGAAGAATAGAGGCTGACATAAAGGATATTGCAAGCAAGTACGTTGTGCGTGAAATAGCATATGACAGATATAATGCAACACAGATTATTTTGAATTTACAGGATGAGGGGTTGACAATGATTCCGTTCGGGCAGGGATTTAAGGACATGTCTCCGCCTACAAAGGAGCTGTATTCCCTTGTTCTGAAAAAGAAAATAATACATAACAATCATCCTGTTTTACGTTGGAATTTTGATAATGTGTGTGTTGAGACGGATGCGGCGGAAAATATTAAGCTGTCCAAGAAATACAGTACCGAGCGTATTGACGGAGCGGTTGCAGCGGTAATGGCACTCGACAGAGCAGTTCGTAACGGCGGACAACAGGGAAGTGTTTATGACCGTAGGGGTATTATTGTATTTTAGACAACATAAAAGCACACCAATATTTATTGATGTGCTTAAGGAAATGATTATTTAGTTGGTGATACAGTAAGCTTAAGACCAAGCGGCTGCATTATTTTAAGCAAAGTATCAAGATTTGGAGTTGATTTATACGATTCAATACGTGCAACTGATGATTGCGGGATTCCGCAAAGCGAAGCAAGCTCACGCTGACTTATACCGAGAGCGATCCGCTGTTCTATCAGTGCACCGACAATAGATGCGATATTCTCAATTTCATTAATATCGTTAGCGGCAATTGGATCAACTTCTCTTACGTGTTCTTTATAATCATTCCATGTTCTCATATTAAGCACGCTCCTTTCTGGATAGATAATCACTGCGTTCAGATTTTGCTTTTTCAATTTCTCTGTGTGGTGTTTTTTGTGTTTTTTTACGGAACTGATGAAGCAGAACAAAGGTATTGTTTTCAAAAAAGAAATAAAATATGCGGTTATTTCCGGGACGTAATTCCCATATACCGTCCTCAATATGCTTTGTGACATCTTTGGGTAAACGAGTACCGTTATCTTGTAATAGCTGTATATAGAGTACTATTTGATTGTATTGAATACGGGCGTCTTTACTTGTTTTGATTTTTGTACGCAATAACTCTAAAAAATCCCATAGTTCAGATTTGCCGTGTGCATTTTCGTAAAATTCGATAGTGTACATTATTATTATACTCCGATATGTAGATTATATTTACAATATAATGATAGCATAAAAGCTATCAAATGTCAAGAAAAAGGAGAAAATTTATGAACATAATAAAATCAATATTCAAACCAAGAGACAAGCCTAAAAATCATAGGGGAGACAGTATCGGCGGAGGACGTTCATTTCCTTTCGGGCGAACGTGGTCGGGAAAATCTGTGACGGAACGGTCGGCTATGCAGACAACGGCAGTATATGCGTGTGTTCGTATCATATCTGAAACGGTAGCAAGTCTGCCGATTCATCTTTATGAATACACGGACAGCGGAAAAGAGCGAGCCTTTACGCATCCGTTGTACAGACTTCTGCACGATATACCCAATCCTGAAATGAACAGTTTCATAATGCGTGAGGTTATGATGTCACATCTGCTTTTATGGGGGAATTCGTATTCACAGATTATCCGAAACGGTAAAGGTGAGGTTACGGCACTTTATCCGCTTATGCCGGAAAAGATGCGTATAGACAGAGGTGCGGACAGCAAAATATATTACACATATAACAGTGATAAGCAGGGGACATTTGTATTTCGCAAAGATGAAATTCTGCATATAGTCGGACTGGGATTTGACGGACTTGTGGGATACTCACCGATTGCTATGGCGAAGAATGCGATAGGACTTTCTATTGCTGCCGAAGAATACGGCTCAAGCTTTTTCTCAAACAGCGGTACACCAAGCGGAGTTTTGGAACATCCGGGAGTTTTGAAAGAGCCTGAAAAAGTTCGTGACGCATGGAATGACGCATACGGCGGAAGTTCAAATGCACACAAGGTTGCAGTGTTGGAAGAAGGAATGAAATTCAATCCGATTTCGATAAATCCTCATGAGGCACAGTTTCTTGAAACAAGAAAATTTCAGGTGAATGAAATATGCAGAATATTTCGTGTTCCTCCGCATATGATTGCCGATTTGGAAAAATCAAGTTTTAACAATATAGAACAGCAGTCGCTTGATTTTGTGACAAATACAATCCGACCGTGGCTTGTGAGGATAGAGCAGACAATATTTCAGCAGCTTCTGACAGAAGAAGAACAGAAGAAATACTTCGTAAAATTCAATGTTGACGGACTTCTGCGAGGGGATTTTAAAAGCCGTATGAGCGGATATGCTATCGGCAGACAGAATGGGTGGTACAGTGCAAACGATATAAGGGAATTGGAGGATATGAATAAAATACCTAAAGAACTTGGCGGTGACAGATATTTGTGTAACGGCAATATGGTTGATATAAATAATGCCGGAAATTACAACAGCGGGGGTGAAAGTGAAAATGAGTAAATTTTGGAGGTTCAAGACTGTTAAAAACAAAATAGACGTAGAAAATGAAAGCACAGAAAATATGCTTTTTTTAAATGGTGTAATTGCGGAAGAAAGCTGGTACAGCGATGATGTAACACCGAAAATGTTCCGTGATGAACTTAATCGGTACGACGGTGATATTACGGTATGGATAAACAGTCCGGGCGGTGACTGTTTTGCGGCAAGTGAAATATATACGGCACTGAAAGAACATAACGGCAAAATTACCGTTAAAATAAACGGCATTGCGGCAAGTGCGGCATCTGTAATTGCAATGGCTGGGGATATGGTTGAGATGTCTCCGACATCAATGATTATGATACATAATCCTTCAATGATGCTTTACGGACAGGCATCGGAACTTGAACAAGGTATTGATTTTCTTAACGAAGTAAAGGAATCAATTATAAATGCTTATCAGATAAAGACCGGACTGTCACGAAGCAAACTGTCACATTTGATGGACGGAGAAACATGGATGAATGCACATTCGGCACATGATATGGGGTTCTGCGACAAAATCCTATACGGCAATGATGACAGCACTGATAATCAAGATATGATTTTTGACAAAACAACAATGGTGACCAATACCATTGCTGCAATGCGCAAGAAACTTAAGCCGATAGTCAAGCCGGAAGATTCAAAGTATTGTATTCCGTCAGAACAGTTTGAAACAAGATTAAATTTATTGAAATAATGGGGGTAATATAAATGGCGTCAATAACTGATTTAAGACAAAAAAGGGCAGCGTTATGGGAAAAGACAAAGAAATTTCTTGATAATGCAAAACGAGAAAACGATATGCTTTCGGCAGAGGACGTAGAAACATATGAAAAAATGGAGAGTGAAATTGTTGCTCTCGGCAAAGAGATAGATATTTTAGAACGTCAGGCAGAGATGGAAAAAAGACTGAATTCTCCTGTTAATACACCCGTTCTTGAAACACCTAAAACGAACGGTAATACAAAAACGGGCAGAGCAAGTAACGAATATAAGCAGGCATTTTGGAAGCTTATGAAGAATAATCAGCTGTCATATTCGGTACATGATACATTGCAGATTGGTACTGACAGTGACGGCGGATATCTTGTTCCGGACGAATACGAGACAGTTCTTATTGACAAACTTGCCGATGAAAACATTATGCGAGGATTAACTACAATCATAACAAGTGCAAACGGTGATAAAAAGATTCCGGTAGTTGCATCTCACGGTGAGGCTGTGTGGACAGATGAAGGCTCGGAATACACTGAAAGCGATGATGAGTTCGGAACGGTATCGCTTGGAGCTCATAAGCTCAGTACGATTATAAAAGTATCGGAAGAACTGCTCAATGACTCCGCATTTAATCTTGAAACATACATATCATCGGAATTTGCAAGAAGAATGGGTGCGGCAGAGGAATTGGCATTTATCAACGGCAACGGTACAGGAAAACCGACAGGTGTGTTAAATACGGCTGAAGTAGGGGTTACGTCTGCTGCGTCAAACGCAATTACGACAGATGAAATAATTGACCTATATCACAGTCTTAGAACGCCATATCGAAAGAATGCCGTATTTATGTCAAGCGACAGTACAATAAAACCTATAAGAAAACTTAAAGACAGTAACGGTCAGTATTTATGGCAGCCGGGTCTGCAGGCAGGACAGCCGGATACAATTCTTAACCGTCCGATACATACTTCTGCATATATGCCTGAGATAGAGTCCGGCAATAAGATATTGCTGTTTGGTGATTTATCATATTATTGGGTGGCTGACAGACAAGGACGTTCATTTCAAAGATTGAATGAACTTTTTGCAAAGAGCGGACAAGTCGGTTTCCGTGTATTCCAAAGATTGGACGGAAAGCTGATATTGCCTGAATCGGTTAAGACTGTTCAGATGAAATAATAGGAGGGTAAAATGAAAATAAAGATAACAACTTCATGCTCGGGTTTGACTTTCAGTTTTTCTGAAGGTCAAACTGTTGATGTTGACAAGAAAATAGGCGAAGATTTGGTTCAGTGCGGATTTGCGGAAGAAGTAAGGGACACTAAAATAACAAGAAGGGACACTAAATCTAAAACAGTGCAATCCAAAACGGAGGAAGAAAATGCTGACGATTGAAGAGGTTAAACAGTATCTGCATTTGGATTCTGACGCAGAGGACGACTATCTCCGAATACTCATTATCTTAGCAGGAGAAATGTGCGAAAATTATACACGTCTTGCAATGCCTGATGAACTGCCGGAAAGCTATAAACAAGCTATGCTGGTGTGTATAGGATATTTCTTTGAACAGCGTGACGGAACTAAAAACGGTGTACCGAGTATATTTTATACATTGCTGAGACCATACAGAAAGGCGGCATTTTAATGGACTTTTCAAAACTGCGTCATCGGGTTATATTTTTGAAACCGCTTGATAAAAGATTAAATTCAATGAATGAAAATGTACCTTTGTGGATTCCGTTCAAACCTAAGTTAAGCGGTGAGATTAATGCCGATGAAACTTCTGTGTGTGTGCTGACCGATAACAAAGGCAACGCATTATGGAAATCGGCAGGCGGCGGACAGCTGTATTCACATCAGCTTTCTTTGAATGAGTATGCCGTATGGGCAAATGTTTCTCCGATGTCGGGACGTGAGTATGAGGAGTCACAAAAACTGCGTGCAGAAACCACATACAAAATTACAACAAGGTATTTTCCGAATATAACCGAGGATATGAAAATTATGTTCGGACTAAAGGTTCTTGATATTGTTTCTGTTCTTAACATAGGCGAAAACAATACGGAATTGCAAATTGTTGCAAAGGAGAAAGACCGAAATGGCAAGGAATATTGATGTATTCGGATTTGACGAACTTGAAAAAGCTATGAAGCAATGCGAGAAGAATTATCCGAGTCAGGCAGACGCATTCCTTATGGCAGAAGGACGTGCCGTAAATAAGAGAACAAAATCACTTACACCGGTAAGGACAAAAAAACTACGCAACTCATGGAGAACGAAAAAAGTGAAACTGTATAAGGGCAGTAAAGTGAGAGTAGTGAGAGTTCAGTCAACAGCACTGCATGCTCATCTTATTGAACTCGGTCATAAGATTGTAAGCGGCGGCAGAACTCGGGAAAGAGGCAGAAAACTTAATCGTGTACAGCGTTCTGCAAGAGGCATTAAATCCGGCGGATATGTACAAGGTGATTTTATGCTTGAAAAATCAATGTCGGAGGCACAGGCAAAATTCAATTCGGGTGCAGAAAAACTGCTTGATAAGATAACAAAAGATATACAAATGTAGGAGGACAGATGATTACAGAAAAAGATATACAGACACGAACTGCGGAAATCCTTGCGAATGCCGGATTTAACGTGGTTGCCTCAGAAGTAGATGAGGGATTTTTAAAACCGGCAGTGTTTGTTTCTGCGTATCCTTCAGATGTACAGCCTCAGTGCTGTGGCGGTGCACTTGAGGAACTTACTGTTTCGGTAGAATTAAAATATATATCGGCTCTTGAAACTGTGGAGGACTGTATAGGTGCTTACAGCAGGATTAAAGAGCTTTTTTTGTACCCGACTTTCGATATTATGGACAGACATCTGACTATTCATGAAATGAATTTTGAAATTGAAAAGGGTGCAATGTATGTGTATTTTGATATAAATTTCATTCAGGCTGTGGATAAAACAGAAAAGTATGATGAAATGAGCGAACTTGTGATACGGGGGGATAAAAATGGGATTACCTGAAATTTTAATTGAATTTAAGACGAAGGCACAGACTGCGGTAACACGAAGTCAGAACGGAATTGTAGCGGTTATTCTTGAAGATTCAACCAAAGTCGGAGATGAAAATTTAAGTTATACATATAACTATGAAGCCGATATTGTGAAATCAGACTGGACAACGACAAATCTTGACTACTTGAATAAAATATTTCTCGGCAAACCGAAACGAGTGCTTGTGGAAAGAGCGGAAACAGGCGAGGACTTCAAAAAGTCATATAACGCCGCCTTGGCACGCCTTAGAAATAAGTCGTGGAACTGGCTGACGTTTCCGGGATTGGAACCGCATAAAGATTTGACGGAAGAACTGCAGAATTGGATTATAGCACAGAGAGCGGCAAAAAAGACATTCAAAGCGGTTTTGCCTTGTTCTGCGGCAAATAATGAGGGCATTGTTAACTTTTCCTCGAGCGGTATCAAAGTCGGAGCAAAGACATATTCGGCATATGAATACTGCGCAAGAATTGCAGGCTTGCTTGCCGGACTGTCAATGACAGAGAGCGCGACATATCAAGTTCTTTCGGAAATTGACTCTATAACGGAGAGCCTTACTCCCAATGAAGATATAGACGAAGGTAAGTTTATACTTATCAATGACGGCGAAAAAGTAAAAGTCGCACGAGGTGTAAATTCGCTACACATCTTAAGCGGTGATAAGACCGAAGATATGAAGAAAATCAAAATTATTGAGGGTATGGACTTAATGCGTGACGATATTCGTTCTGCATTTGAGAATAACTATATCGGAATTAATAACAGCTATGACAATAAGGTTATGTTTGTAGCTGCTATTAATCAGTATTTTGACGGACTTGTAAGAGAAGGCGTACTGTACGGCGATGCGGAAAATACAGCGGATATAGATGTTAATGCACAACGTGACTGGCTTGCACAAAAATATGATATATCCGAGTACAGTGATGAACAGATTCGTAAGGCAAAGACGGGCAGTTATGTTTTTGTAACGGCGGATATAACATTCTGTGATGCAATAGAGGATTTGAAATTTTCTATAAATATAGAGTAAGGGAGGCAGTAAACAATGGCAGGAGAAAGAAAGCTTCCCGCTGTCGGAAAAGTAATCAGCGGTACGCACGGCTATTTTTGGTGGAACAACAGTATTTGTTATGAAATAACTTCATTTGAAGCAAAAATCAAAACAAACCGTGAAACGATAAACTTTTCGGGGCAAATGTGGGACGACAGTAAACTGATGGGTGTGTCCGGTACTTGGACAGCGAAAATAAAGAAGATTTATTCAAGAGGCAAAACGTATGCGGAGAAACTCTCGGCGGGTATTGATGAGCGATTGTCGCTTATATCAAAATTGGAGGACCCCGATAACGGCGGTACAGAAAGAGTACAGCTTATGTCATGCTGGCTTGATGAACTTACACTTCAGGCATTTGAGAACGGAAAAATTACCGAAGATGAATTTTCGGGCGGATTTGTAGGATTTAAGTATCTTGATACAATCGCTGACCCGTGTGTATAAAAAGATTGTATTTTTAATGGTAGGGACACTAAAAAATTAACGGCTATACAGCTGGTTTTTTATTAAGAAAAAAGGAAGGGACACTAAAATGAATAAGGCTACAAAATTAACATTAGCAGAACTTTTACGACGTAAGGAGCAGATGATTGCGTCAAAGAAAATTAAAAAGACAATGGATTTATATATCAAGTCCATTGATTCGGTTATAACGATTGAAGAACCGGACGGAGCACTTTGCCGTGACGCAAATGATATGGAGGCAGGCGAGGGTGATAAATATATGTGCTATGAATGTATCAAAGAACCTGACATTAAGTCGAAGGAAGTACAGGACGCATTTGGCTGTGCAGTACCTATGGATATTGTTGAAATTATATTTGCACCGGGAGAAATACCGCAGATTGCGATTGAGTGTATGAAACTTGCCGGATATATGGGCGGTGTGGAAGCTGTAAAAAACTAATACAGACGGACGGTGACCTGCAGCTTATTCATTTCTATCTTCAAAAGGGATTTGATTGGGACAGGCTTGCAAGGTTATCACTGTCTGAAAAAATATTTTTAAAGGCGAGTATGGAGCTTGCTGTGGAAGAGGATACGGAGAAGTATAAGGCGTTATTGGGGAGTGGGTGACGTAAAAATTGGCTCGTAATATAGGTGCAACTTTAAGCCTTAATAAAGGTAATTTTTTCGTCAATATGAAGTCCGCTGTCAATGCGAGCAATAACCTTAGAAACAGTTTAAACGGTACAACGTCTGGAATGAAAAAATTCGGAAATCAGTCTTCCGGAGTAGGCGGGGTTATAACCTCGTTGGCATCTAAGGCGGCAGTAGCCGTAGGAGCATTTGTCGGTGTACGTCAAGCGATTGACTTCGGCAAAGATGTAGTGAATACCGGCAGAGAGTTTGAACAGGGAATGGCAAACGTATCCGCAATCTCGGGGGCAACAGGTGCAGAACTGACCGCACTTTCCGAGAAAGCAAAGGAAATGGGTGCTAAAACCAAATTTTCTGCAATAGAAGCGTCAGAGGCTATGTCATATATGGGTATGGCAGGCTGGAATTCATCGCAGATGATTGACGGTATTGCGGGAATAATGAACCTTGCCGCTGCGAGCGGTGAGGAATTAGCCGGTGTATCTGATATTGTAACCGATGCCTTGACCGCTTTCGGACTTAAAGCAAGTGACAGCGGTGAGTTCGCTGATGTTTTGGCGGTTGCATCGTCAAAGTCAAATACAAATGTATCTTTGCTCGGCGAGTCCTTTAAAAATGTTGCGGCAACTGCGGGTGCAATGGGATATTCAATGAAAGATACCACCACAGCACTCGGTCTGATGGCAAATGCCGGAGTTAAAGGTTCGGACGCAGGTACTTCTCTGAGAGGTGTTATGACAAGGTTGGCGAAACCTACCAAAGAAGTAGATGCGGCTATGTCGGCTTTGGGGATTTCTGCAGTAAATACGGACGGCAGTATGAAACCTTTATCTGTGCTTATTCCCGAACTTCAGACACGCTTCTCAACACTTACCGATGCTCAAAAAGGTCAGTATGCAACAATGATTGCCGGAAAAAATGCACTGTCGGGATTTCTGTCAATCGTGAATGCAAGTCCTGATGATTTTTACTCATTGTCTGACGCTATAAATAATTCGGAAGGTGCGGCTTTAAAAATGGCTGACACTATGAATGACACGGTAAGCGGTAAACTCACACTGTTAAAGTCGCAGTTCGAGGGTGTGAAAATTGCGATATTTGATGCACTCGGTTCATCGCAGTTTAAAGGCGTTCTTCAGTCTATGTCTGACGGACTCGGTGCATTAACTCCCGCTATTTCTTATGTTACTGTTGCAATAGGAAACGGATTATTTTCTGCAATTCAGACAATTTATAATACTGCAAGCACGGTATTTAACGCTGTAAAGAATGCAATTCAAAATAATCAGCCGGCAATAGAACGACTTCATAATGCGTTTGATAATGTCAGGAACAGCATTGTAAACGCATTCAGCGGAAACGGTACTGAATTAATTCAGACACTTGCAAATGTAGTAGTACCGAATTTGTGCAATTCACTTGTGGCAGTGATGAATATTGCTTCGGGTGTAATATCCGCTGCAAGCACACTTTCACCTGTGATTGCCGGAATTGCCGGAGCGGTAACCGCATATAAAATTGCTGTTGCGGCTGCAAATGTAGTCGAGGGGATAAGAAACGGACTAATTGCATTTTCTGCTGTCATGACAGGAACGCAGGCGGCTGCTTTTGCACCGCTTACAACTGCGACTATCGCTCAAATTGCCGCAACTCAGGCACTTAATGTGGTGACGGGAGTGTTCGGTGCAATAATGACGTTTGTCACATCACCGATAGGTCTTGTTGTTATTGCTATCGGTGCGGTTATTGCGGTGGGTGTTCTGCTCTTTAAACATTGGGACAATGTAAAGGAAACAGCAAAAAATCTATGGAACGGTATAAAGAATGTGTTCAACGGGATAAAAGATACAGTTTCAAATGCTTGGGGTAAAGTCAAGGAAACTGCAGCAAATGTTTGGGACGGTATTAAAAATACGGTATCAACAAAACTGAATAACATCAAGAATTCCTATCAGGAACACGGCGGAGGAATAAAAGGTGCAGTCGCCGGTACTATGACAGCAATAAAAGAATATTACAAGACCGGATATGATGCAATAAACTCTCTCACTGGCGGAAAACTCGGACAGGTTGTCGAGAGTGTAAAAACAAAACTTTCTCCTATGCTGAATACTGTCAAAGAAAAATTATCAGGCATAAAATATGTATTTGGCAGTGCCTTTTCAAAAGCCTTTGAATTTGTGAGAGATTCATATAATGAAGGTGCTTTGAAACCGATAGTGGATAAATGCATAAGTGCATTTAACGGTATAAAGACAAAAATCAGTGAGAAGTTTACCGGGATTAAAGAAGCTGTCGGAGAAAAGTTATCATCAATCGGTGATGCCGCAAACGGAATAAAAAGCAAAATTGCAGAGAAATTTACTTCGGTAAAAACCGCAGTCACTGAAAAATTTGAAGAAATAAAAACTTCGGTAAGTACAGCACTTGCTCCGGTTAAGAATGTAATTTCCGAGATTGTGAATGATGTCAAAGCAACTGTCAGAAAAGTTATTGACGGCATTAAAAATCAAGTATCCGATACCGTCTTAAATATACAAACGGTAATATCGAATATTATAGGCGGAATAAAGCAGAATTTTCAAATGTTCTTTGATAACATAAAATCTGTTTTTGAAAATATAAAAACGGCGGTGGCAGGAATATTTGAAGGCATTAAAACAACAATATCCGGTGTGTTCCAAGTCATAGTCGGTATATTTACATTAAATACCGAAACTATAAAAAACGGTGTACAGAATGTGATAAGCGGTATTACATTAATAATTGACGGTGCGAAGAATGTTATAATAAATATTTGGAATACGATAACATTATCCGCAGGACTTGCTTTTGACAATATAAAGACGGTTGTAACGAATGTTATAGAAGGAATTAAAACAGTAATAGACAGCATAAGAACAACATTTCAGAATGTGTTTAATTCAGTCAAAAACACAGTGTCAGGCGTCTTTAATTCAATAAAGAGTACAATAAGCAATGTATGGAACGGGATAAAAGGTATTATTAAAACTCCGCATATTGTGCAGACGGGAACTATCAGTATTGCCGGTATCAATACACTGATACCGAAACTCGGCATACAATGGTACGCAAAAGGCGGTATTATGACACGTCCTACAATGTTCGGTATGAACGGCGGTTTCCCTATGGTCGGAGGTGAATCCGGAGCAGAGGCAATTCTTCCGCTCGACAGATTTTGGAACACACTGCAGAACTATATGAAACCGGTGTCTGCAAATGAGAAACCGAGCATAATAAACCAGATAAATGTTACTGTGTATTCAAATGGCGAAGATGATGATACTTTGGCAAACAAGGTGGCAAAAAGAATTGTTGAAGTGTTGGAGAATATGTGATTTTGAGGCTGTCAACTTCTGACGGCTTTTTTCTTTGCAGTTTTTAGGTTGGAGGTGCGAATTTGGATATATATTTAAGCGTAAATAACAGAGCGGATATATTGAAAATTCCCGTTTTGCCGTCACAGTTTACCATAAGCAAACCACAGTCAACCGAAACATTTGAAACAGTATCGCATGGCGAACTTATGCTGATAGGAAGTCCGAAATTAAAAAGCATTTCTATTTCAAGCTTTTTCCCAATAAGAGATTATCCGTATCTGCGTGATAAGTCAATGAAGGGGTGGGAATATGTATATAAAATTGATACATGGATAGACCTGAAACTTCCTATACGCCTCATTATTACAGAAACACTGATAAATATGGCTGTTGCGGTCAAGGACTTTAAATACACAATAAAGACAGACGGTGACCTTTGGTACACACTTGATTTAGAGGAGTTTAATCTTCTGAATTATGAGGATCAAAGCAATGCGGAGGATGAAATTGATATGGAAGAACTTAATAAACTCAAAGAACAAGTTGCATACCTTGTAGGACTTGTTGAAACCCTTGCAAATCCAATGATATATAACTATATTGATGAAAATATGCCGGAATGGGCACGAAAGAGTGTTCAAAAGGCTGTTGACAAGGGTGTACTCAGCGGAACGGACGAAGGATGGAATTTAAAATATGATGATTTGCGTGTAATTGTGTGGTTGGATAGATTGGGGCTGCTTGAATAATGTCATCGGGATTTGATGTCGCGGAACGTGCAAGAAAAGAAATGCAGGAAATAGGGGGCAAGTGCGGAAATAACAATAAATATACTCATTGGTATTCCGACAATGTTGAGAATATAGGATATAACTTTTGGTGGTGTGCGGCATTTGTAAGCTATGTTGTAAGACAGTGCGGTGTTCCGACAAGTATAGTTCCGAATTACTCATACTGCCCTAACTGTATTGATTGGGCACGAAGAAACGGCAGACTTCATTCGAAACATCAAGTTACAAATGGTACATATACACCTCACGCAGGAGATATATTTCTGCGTGAGGGACATACAGGAATAATTGTTTCCGTAAGCGGTAACAGTTTTACTACTGTTGAAGGCAATACAGGAGGGACAAGCAACTGCAGAACTGTGGGAAGTCATACATGGAGCTTTTCAGGCGGTAATTATGATTATGTGTTTAATCCGGAATACTCCGATAAGTCAAACGGAACATCATCTTCCGGAAGTATGGAAAGCTATATGTATTCGGAAAATTCATACGGCGGAGAAAAAGAACCTACAGCTGTATGGAATAACAGAGTTAAGGAAAACATTCATCCTGCAATGCAGAACCTTACTCCTATTACGCCGACTGATGAACTGAAAATGTATGCAAATGATACCGATATAACCGAAATGATAGGAAATCTGTCATGGAAAAACAGTATATATGAACTTGCAACTACAATGTCTTTTGATATAGCGAAAACTGACGCAGCATATCTGAAAGATTTGATGTACACACCGCAAGTCGGCGATATTATCCGAATGGTAACAAATGCAGAGATTTTTCGTGGAGTAATAACAAAGGCAGATGACGGTGACAAGAACAGTAATAAATATACGATTGCTGACCTTGGGTGGTATCTTAATAAAACAAGTCAGACATATCAGTTTAAAAATATTTCGGCAGCCAATGCTATCAAAGAAATCTGTAATGACTTGTCTATATCTATTGTAATGCTGCCGGAATTGACTGCAAATATAAAGCAGATATATTTTGATAAAACCGTATCGGATATACTCAAAGATATTCTTGAAAAGTGCGGCGGGAATTATAATTTTGATTTTGTGCCGGAAGGATTGAGAATATACAAAATCGGAGATTTGACAGCCTATCCCGAATTTCAGGTGGCGAGTAATGTAAGACAGGGATATTCAATTGATTATAGAGGTAATGTAAGCCATAGCACGTCTATTGAGGAGATGTATAACTCTATTAAAATAACCTCTGAAAAGGATAATGTGTATAAGGAATTGATGGTTTTGCAGAACCGTGACCTTATTGATAAATATGGCTTTTTGCAGAAAATAGTTAAGATAGATACCGAAAAAGAAAATGCCGATACAGTTGCAAAACGTGAGCTTAACGAAAATGCAAAGGTGAATGAAACTTTTTCGTTTGAAATAGTAGAGAAATATGACAGCTATACCAGAGCCGGAGAAGTTATATCGGTAGACGGTGTAAAGTATGCAATCGAAAGCACAAGTCACAGTTATAAAGACGGCTGGCATTTTGATAAACTGGAGTTGAGTAAACTTGAATGAATAGTTGATTTAAAGTATGTGTTGTGGTATAATACTCTTCATAACGAGTAAAGTGGGTGTAAACGGTGGAAGAACAAATTAATCAGTCTGTGCGAGTACAGACTGAATTTGAAGAATGGGTAGATGGCGGATGCAAAAAAAACGAGGACCTAATTAAAGATTCAGAAAAAGAAGATTAAGAAGATTAAAATGATTACTTAGGTAGTCTATGTATTGATAAAACATAGTAGAGTATTAATATCAATTAAGAAAGAAGTTTTTTATGAAACAAGTTTCATTGAGAGAAAAGAAAATGGTGTTGAATAATGCAGTGGCATCTGTCGAAATGGAAGGATACAAGATTTCTGATAACGAAAAGGAACTTTGTATGGAAGTTTTAGACGGAAAACTCACAAAGGACGAATTTATCAAAATAATGCTTGAAAAGGTGCAGAATAACTAATTTATAATGCAGTATACTTATGTCGTATTTATGCTAAGAGATATTTTTAGAGAATATATAAAAGAAGATTAAAATATAAAGCGATTACTTGGGTAGTCGCTTTTTTATATGGAAAGGAACAAGGATATGAGTGGAGTTACAGATTTAGCGAGGCACATAAAAGCAAGAGACAATCCGTCATCATATACACCGATGTTCGGCAGAATTATATCTCTGCCGAAACTTGTAATACAGCTTGGAAACAATATTTTACTTGATGACAGTGATATAAAATCGGTCTTTGATATTTATGAAACACAAGAGAGGGACAATCATACGGAATACAAATACCTTGGAAAAGAAGTAGTTTTGCTGCCGTATGACAACGACAATAAGTTTGTTGTGATAGGAGTAACCGAATAATGAAAAAGACATTTGATTTTGATTTCGGTAACGGCGAATTTGTTATGAAAGACGGCAATCCCGTTATTTTATCGGGCATTAATGCTCTTAAGCTATGGATACAAAAATGTATGCGGACACAGCTTTACAGATACTCCATATACAAAGACAAACAATACGGTGCAAATATTGAAGATTTGGTGATAGGAAAATCATATAACTTTGATTTTGCAGAATCGGAACTTCGCAGAGAAATAGAAACAGCACTTTTGCGGAATGAGGATATTTATAGTATGAGCGGTTTTTCAGCAGAGAAAGTCGGAGCGATACTTAAAATATCTTTCACATTAAACACAGCTTACGGAGAAAGTGCGGAGGTGTACACCATATGACACTTGATGAAATAATTGAATATATGCTGTCGAGCGTGCCGGAAGAATATGATATTTCGGTCGGCTCGTTTTTTTATGATCTTCTTTATCCCGTGGCAGAACAAATATATCTTTTGCAGAAAAGGATAAGCAGATTGTCAGAAAACACATTTGCCGTGACGGCAGAGGGAGAATACCTTGACCGCAAGACAGCCGAGCAGAATATAGTTCGTAAAACAGTCACTTATTCAAAAGGTACACTGCTAATCAGCGGAAACCGAGGTGAAGTGATTTTGAAAGGTGCAAAGGTTGCAGCGGATAATGTCCTGTTTGAAGTAAATGAAACAGTGAGCATTGCTGAAAACGGTTCTGTTGAAGTCGGTGCGACTTGCACTGTTTCGGGAAGTGCAGGCAATGTGAAAAAAGGAGATATAAATCGATTCCCTATAACGCTTCCCGGAATTACAGCCGTTCAGAATATAACGGATTTTACAGGCGGTTATGATGCGGAGAGTGATGCAGACTTATTGGAACGATACCTTGAAAAAGTGTCACGTCCGAATGTCAGCGGAAATAAATATCATTATATTGAATGGGCAAAAGAAGTAAGCGGAGTAGGAGATGTAAAAGTAATACCGCTTTGGAACGGAGCGGGGACAGTAAAAATAGTAATTGTAGATGCTGATAACCGTCCCGCAGACAGTGAACTTATTTCAAAAGTGAAAGAGCACATTGAGGAAAACAGACCAATCGGTGCAGAAGTTACAGTGGTCAGTGCGTCACCCGTTATGATAAATATATCAGTTAGGCTGACATCTGATAATACATCAAACATACAGACAACAGTTGAAAATGTATTAAAGGACTATTTGTCGGGAGAGGCCATAAAAAAGGAATATATATCGTATGCCAAAATCGGCAGTCTTATATTATCAATATCGGGTGTTGAGGATTATACGGATTTAAAGGTCAACAGCGGAACAGAAAATATCAAAATAGCGGACGGAGCTGTACCGGTGCTTGAAAGCGTGGTGTTGAAATGATTGACAGACTTCCGAATTACTATAGAAAATCAAAGACGGTAAAGGACTTTTACAGTGTGGTTCAAACAATACTTGATAAAGTTTCGGAAGATATTTCTGATGAAGATAAGCGTCTGTTTATTACTACCACGGACAGTTTTCTGCTGCATGAAAAAGACGCAGGGCTGTCTGAAATTACGGCAGATAATGAAACTAAGAGAGCGAGAGTAATTGCAAGACTGCAAGGAAATAATCTTCTGACAAAATCGGAACTTGAACAGCTTATTTTAATGTATGACAGGACAGGCTGTACAATAATCGAGGACTATAAAAATTACACAGTGGCTGTTAGATTCAGCGGACGTAAAGGAGTGCCGTATAATTTTGAACAGATAAAATCAGCGGTGGATGAAGTTAAGCCCGCACATCTTCAAGTGAATTATGAGTTTCAAAGCAATACTTGGAGCGAAGTACAGAAAAAACTCGGTACATGGGGCAATGCAAAAATATTTACATGGGGAGGTGTTAAAGATTATGACGGCAGAACGTGGCTGTATGTAGAAAACAATGAGGTATATTTAAGAGAAAACGGAGCAAACGCATATGTGGTATTTAAAGACAATAAGCCGTATGCACATTTATTATAAGGAGGCGTGAAAAATGAAATACACATCAAATCATAATTTTAAACTGCCGGCACCGTCCGACACTATTGATGTAGAGGTGCTCAATGAGAATTTTACAAATATCGACGCACTTATTAAAACATTGGAGTCTGCTAAGGCAGATAAAAATTCACCGAGTTTTACGGGTGCACCAACCGCACCGACTGCGTCAAGCAGTACAAATTCTACACAGATTGCTACTACTGCTTTTGTGCAGGGACTGATACAAGGCATACAGACGGCATTGTCAGGCAAAGCGGACAAAAATTCACCAAGTTTTACGGGTACACCGAAATCTCCGACTCCGCCGTCATCTGATATTTCAACGAGAATAGCAACAACCGCATTTGTGCAGAACTTGGTGCAAGCAGTGGATAAAAAAATCTCCGAATTGGTATCTTCAACATTGGACAGCACTTATGCTATGCTGTTGTTTGATAAAGATAATATCAGCACTTGCAGTAATATTGACAGTTTCGGAATTACATACAGTCAATATCAAAACGGTACATATAAGACTGATATAGTGCAGGTCGGAAATAACGCTCAACTGCCGAATAAATCGAATGCACCCGTATTTTTAGTGTCGTGGGCGGCTGAATCCGGTGACGAAAGTGAAATATATAATGTTCAGGCTGTAATCTATCCTGACGGAACGGTATATGGACGCTATAGATATTTGTGGAGTATCAGCAGCGGTATTGTGAGTAAGCTTTCTTGGAATGATTGGAGTACGGATAACAATTATATTTATTATAATCCTAAAGATCATTTTGTAAAGGAATAGCGTGAGGTGATAAAATATGCCGGAAGATATACGATTGGCAAAAGGCGAAGATTTAGATGCACTTGAGGATATAGTGAATAACCATATCGGCAGTGATGAAACTCATGTTACTGCCGGTGACAAGCAAAATTGGAACGGCAAGGCTGATGTGGCTATGCTTGAAACAGAAGGGTATCTGAAGAAAAAAGTTGTAGGTGTACTGCCGTCAATGTCTGTTGAATTTGGTTTTTCAGACGGTGTTTCAAAATTCAATGCTATAAATAGATGTACTGTATCTGTTGCGGAAGAAAGTGACGGCAACAAGTATCAAAAAATTGTAACCGGTTCAAATGCAGCGAATATGTATGCTTTTGCTTATCTTGACATTTCAAAATATACGGCTAATGCAAAAGAACTGATAATTGAGTTTGATACGAAAATAAATACCGACCGCTGGTATATAGGACTGTCTGATTTGGCACAGCGTCCGGGAGAATCAAGCAGAGGTTCGTATGACGGTACGGGAGTTGTTTTCACGCAAGGTACAAAAGACGGAAAGTATTATTACATAAACAGTGACCTGACGTGGAAAGACAACTTTTTTAACTGTTGGGTTCATAGTCGAATAGAAGTCAATTACGAGTCAAAAACGGTATCGTATTGTATTACAAACAATAATGAATCCGCCAAATTAAGCGGTGAGATTGATTTTTATGATAAGTCTGCAAGTAAGGTTACGGGACTTGAGATTTATTCTTATGTAAATAGCGTTGAAATGGGGATTGACAATATAAGCATAACATCAAAATCGGGAAATGAAAGTGATGACGAAAGAACCGTATATATAGTGGCAGAAGACGGAGATATAGCGGAATATATCTATATAGACGGAAAGCCGATTTGTATAGGAAGGAGTGATATATTTAATACGATAAAAGACTTGCTCGAAAGAGTAGAAAAATTAGAAAATAACTGATAAGGGGGGTACTGACTATGGAAAGTACGGTTGTTGTGGCGATTTTGTCGCTTGTAGGAACGCTCGGCGGTTCTATTATTGCAGGTATTGTTTCAAACAATAAGACACTGTATAGAATTGAACAGCTTGAACGTAAAGTAGAAAAACACAACAGTGTTGTTGAACGAGTGGCTATTGCGGAAAATACACTTAAATCTCAGCAGCACCAAATTGATGAACTGAAGGGGGAGATGTAAAATGATTAACTGGAAAGTACGAATGAGAAATCCTATGTTTTGGGCACAGATATTGCTGTCTGTAATTATGCCGATACTGGCATATCTCGGACTTACAGCCGAGGATTTAAGCTCGTGGTCGGTATTGGGGGAAGTACTTATAAAGGCGGTTTCAAGCCCGTACATTTTGAGCCTTGTAATTGTCAGTGTATATAACGCAATTACAGACCCTACAACAACAGGATTTACAGACAGCAAACGTGCATTGACATACGATATACCTAACGATGATAAGGAGTAAGAGATGACTGCAATAGATAAATTGATTCAGACAGCCGATAATGAAGTCGGCTATTTGGAGAAGTCAAGTAATTCACAGCTTGATGATAAAACAGCGAATGCCGGTATGAACAATTATACTAAGTATTGGCGTGATATAAAAAACGAATATCAAGGACAGCCGTGGTGTGCGGTGTTTGTTACATGGTGCTTTACCAAGGTTTTCGGAGTGGATAAGGCACATCAATTATTGAAGCATTATCCGTATGTATATTGTCCGACAATGTCGGGACTTTTTAAATTGTACGCAAATCCGAAAAGGGGCGATATTGTTATATTTAATCATAATGGGGTATTTACGCATACGGGAATTGTAACCGGCGTGGACGGTGATTATTTCACTACTGTTGAGGGAAATACGTCAGCCGGAAGTGCGGTTGTTGCAAACGGCGGCGGTGTCTGCAGAAAAGGATATTATATCAGCAATCTTGCGGGGACGAAGTTCTGCAGACCGGATTATGAAACGGCAGAAAGCGAGGAAGAAATTATGAGTAAGGAATATACGGAGTTGAAAGCAGAAATAGCAAAATTGCAGGCTGATGTAAATAAACTGAACAGTAAAATGATTTACAATTATGTTGATGACAATATGCCTGAATGGGCAAGACCTACTGTTCAGAAAATGATGGATAAGGGGTTCCTTAAAGGTGATGAAAATGGCTGTCTGGGCTTGACTGATGAACTTCTGAGAGTCTTTGTTATAAATGACAGAGCAGGAGTATATGAAAACAGATGGGACGGTAAAAGTGAATAGTTGAGTTTATGCCCGTTAGAGATTGATTTTCTAAACGGGCATTATTTTTATTATTTGAGAACCACAATATATAAATAACAGAGGTGATTGCAATGAATGAAGAGAAAGATGTACCTATAACACTCGGAGAAAAATATATGCTTACCATAAGAGAAGCAAGTATATATTTCAATATCGGAGTCAAAAAAATCCGCAGACTGGCGGAAGATAATCTCGGAGTATTCTCTATTTACAGTGGCAACAGATATTTAATAATACGTCCTAAATTTGAGGAACATCTCTGCCGAATTTCTACGATATAAATTGATTTTATTTGCCGTAAGTAGTTGACTTTATGAGCTTTTAGAGTGATATATAGTGCAAGCTTAATAAAGCTTATAATCAAATTAAAAGTAAAAATTAAAGAACAGAAAGGAAGAAATTTTATGCAGAGAGCAACAGCAGAGAAAAAGGATTTATTAAATCTGTCAGAAACGATTGAATATTTCAACCTCAGCCAAAGAAAGTTTCATTCTCTTATCAGAGAAAAAACGGTTCATGATTTTATCGTTTTCTATGGCAGTCGAAGATTGATTATCAGGACGGCATTTGAAAGGTATATCTTAAAACATCCGGAACTTAGGAGGTGCAGATAATGGGGATCAGAGGAAGAATAAGACGCGATTCAAAACATAGAGTTTTGAGAGCGGGAGAGTCAATGAGAGCAGACGGAAAATATCAGTTTAAGTATCATATAGCAGGCAAACCGCATTTTGTGTACAGTTGGAAACTTGAACCTACGGACAAATTACCTGCAGGAAAGAAACCGTGTCTTTCACTGAGGGAACTTGAAAAGCAGATAGGATACGACTTGGAATCGCAGTTAGATCCGATGAAAAGAAATATAACAGTGAACGAACTTGTAGAGCGATACCTATCCACAAAAACAGGAGCAAAACATAGTACAGTTGCAAACTATAACTTTGTAAAGAATATCTTGAAAAAAGAGGAATTTAGCGAGGCGAAAATAGCAGACGTTAAAACATCGGATGCAAAACTTTTCCTTATTAAAATGCAGAGTGACGGCAAAGGTTACAGTACAGTCAAGTCGGTACGCGGAGTTCTAAGACCTGCATTTCAGATGGCTGTTGATGATGATATTTTAAATAAGAATCCATTTGAATTTCAGCTTGCCGGAGTTGTGGTGAATGATTCACATACACGAACTGCAATAACAAGAGAGCAAATGCGACAGTTTTTGAAATTCGTGCATGATGATAACTGCTATTGTAAGTATTATGAGGTGGTTTATATCCTATTCCATACAGGAATGAGAATATCGGAATTCTGCGGTTTGACACTCAAAGATATTGATTTAAAGAACCGAATTGTAAATATTGACCATCAGCTTCAGAGAACCTCAGATATGCAATATGTAATTGAATCAACGAAAACCAATGCCGGAACAAGAAAACTTCCAATTACAGAGGAAGTGGCAAAGTGTTTTCAAGCCATTATCGAGGACAGAGAACCGCAGCAAAGAGAAAAAATGATTGACGGATATGCCGGATTTTTGTTTTATGATAAAGATAACAATCCGCTCGTAGCAATGCATTGGGAACATCGTTTTAACCATATGGTCCAGCGATACAACGATATTTACCGTATACAGATACCGAATATTACACCGCACGTTTGCAGACATACCTATTGCAGTAACATGGCGAAATCAGGAATGAACCCAAAGACATTGCAGTATCTTATGGGGCATAGCGACATAGGAGTAACACTAAACACTTATACACATCTCGGTCTTGAAGATGCCGAGGACGAACTAAAACGTATGGAGGATTTGAATAATGCGAGAAACGAACTTGATAAAAATTCAAGAAGAAATTTAATAACACAGAAAATGTTTAGGGTTATATGATAATGTTGCATAGACGGCACTCAGGCTACGGCTTGGGTGCCTGTTTTTTTATTGTTAAAAATTTGTATGGATTGCGAATTGATATGGATGTAGAAAGTGTAGTATAATATTTAGACAGATAAATCAAAATTTGTACGGGAGAAAGGCAAATGAAATTTCAAAAAGCAAGTGAAACTGATTTTCATATTATTCAGCAATTTTATTGGAATGTGATAGATGATATTCATAGGAACAATGTAAATAATGAAAATCTCGGATGGGAAAAAGGTGTTTATCCATCTGATAAATTTATTCAAAGTAGCCTTATCAAAGGTGAACTCTATACTTTGACAGAAAAAGATACTTTATATGCTTGTGTTATCTTAAACAGTGAACACAACAAGGGATATGATAACTGTACATGGGGCATCATCTGCGATTCCAGTGAAGTCCTAACTCCCCATGCACTTGCTGTTAGCCCAAAGTTACAAAGAAAAGGTGTTGGCAAACTCGTGGTAGAAAATATATTGAACATTGCAAGGACAGAGCATAAGAAAGCAGTACGACTTGATGTTCTTAGTGCCTGCAAATCAGCAGAACATATTTATACAAGCTGCGGATTCCAATTTGTTGAAACAAAAGAAATGTTTTATGAAGATACAGGGTGGACAGAGTACAAAATGTTTGAATTTAACTTATAA